TTGGCAATCTGGGCAGACGCCAGCCGTAGCGCAAAAACCACACTACAATTATTGCGAGACATCGCAATGGAACGCAAATGGATGACTTTTGACGCTTAGCGTCAAAAGTTTGACCACCCGTCAAATCTTTGACGGGTGGGGGCGGTTATCGGACTTGGTCCGAGGCTCCTCGGACCTCACTACCCCACGCGTAAACGATACAAGGTTTTTGAGAAACTACTACAAGGTGTATAAGATTTTTGAGAAACCAAGGTATATTTTTTGCATTGATTTTAGAGAGCTAAAATAAAATATTAACTTTAATATGCTAATCTACACCTAGCCTAAAAAGTATCAAGTGGGATTGACATGGACAAAAAAATTTGATATAATGCAATTTAATAATAGAAAAAATAAGGAGTACACATGTCTAATGCAATGATGAATCCAGAAGAAACTTATAGGATGCCACCAGAATTGCTAGAAGTTACTACTAGATATTTAGAAACAGCTAGTATAGAAGAAACAGCAAGTACATTAGATATACCTGTAGAAAAGGTAGTATACTATTTAAATAAAAAAGAGTCAAAAAGATTTATAGATACAATCTTCTTAGAACAAGGATATATAAATAGAACAAAGCTACAATCCACTCTAGATACAATTATAGATAAAAAACTGCTAGAGTTAGAAGAAGCAGAGTTAACTAGTAATAAAGACATTGCAGACTTATTAACTCTAGCATTAAAAATGCGAGAAAGCTTTGTAAAAGATTTAGTAGCAGAACCAAAAGAAACACAACAAACAAACGTACAAGTTAATGGCCCAGCAAATTTTGGGCTTAATTATAATAATTTACTAACTAAACTTATTGAGGATTGACATGGTAGACGAAACAAGATGGAGACATCATAGAAGAGCATTCGCTTCAGCAACAACAAGCGCAGCAGTGACAAAAAGTGACAGCACTGTATTAGATTTTAATGCACTATTTGTAGGAGGCGGTGGAGACGTAAGTATAGACCATGAAGAAGGCGGAGCAGCAGTGGTTTATTTAGGCGTATTACCTGGTTCAATCCTACCTGTTAGTGGAGTTAGAGTAAATGCAGCTACGACTGCAACTAATATAGTTTGGATGAAGTGGTAGTGGGAACTTTAGCTATCATTGGAATATCTACAGCAAGTATGCCTAATAGACTTTTCAGAGGTATATTAGCTTCTAGTGGTACATTTATACTTACTGGTAGCACTATTTCAATACCTAAAAAATTAGAAGCTACTAGTGGTACATTTACACTTTCTGGTACTTCAGTTACATTAGGATCATAAAATGGCAAAACAAGATATAGACTTAGGTACCGGTCCAGATACACCTGGAGCTGATAATTTATATGAAGCATTTAGCAAAGTAAAAGATAACTTTGATGAACTTTATGCTGAAAAAATTATACTTGTTAGTGAATATACAGTAGCAACTTTACCTTCAGCATCAACATATGATAATGCAATTATTATTGTATCCGATGAAACTGGGGGTAGAACCTTAGCTACTAGTGATGGAGATAAATGGTATAGAGTTAGTGATGGAGTTGAAGTTTCATAATGGCTAAACAAGCAATAGACATGGGTACCGGTCCAGATACACCTGGAGCTGATACATTAAACTCTGGATTTACAAAGGTAAATGCCAATTTTGATGAATTATATATTAGAAATGGTGAATATACTCCCGCAGGAGTTTTAGTGTATCCATATATAAATGCACAAACTGTAGTTTATGCTAGCGGTATTGTAGATTATGTATCTACATCTTATGATTCTAAAACATGGACTCTAGGCCCTTCCGCATATAATGCTGTAGGACAAGTAACAGAAATAACCGCTACAGATAGTATCACAGAATGGACAAAAACTATTGCTTATACTAATGGTGTAGTATCTAGTGAAGGAGAGTGGACAACATGAGTTTAGCCGATGCTATACTAGGAAGTATAAAAATACCTAATAATGCTTTACAAGTAAGTACTGGATATATGGAAGTAAAATATCTAGCCAATGCATTAAATACTACTGGAACTAAAACTTCTTTAGAATATGGTGTAGATAATATATCATGGCCTGCTTCATTTCAACTTATTGCCACAGGACGAGGTTCAAATACTACTGCTGTAGAAATTGAAGTTTCTAATGATAATATTAATTATTCGTTCTATTGTTATCTATCATTAAGTGGTGGATCTACAGGTATAACACGTACTTCAGGAATTATACCTTGGAAATACGTACGTATTACTTGTACTATATTACAGAACCCCGGTACAGGTACTTATTCGGTGATAATGCTATGAAAACTAATTATTTATTACATAACCCCGTTAACTTAAATATTCCTGGTAGTTTAGATATAAATGGTACATATATTTTTACTCATGTAGTAGGAACTGCTTCTGAGCGTGCAAATACTGCATTATCATTCTTAACTACTGGTTTAGTATGGGATGAAAATGATACTGGTGATATTTATAAATTTATTGGTCCTTTAGTTACTGACTGGATTCAAATTGGTACTGCTGGAGCTATTAATGTTAATCCATTACTAATTTCTGGTGAAGATCAAACAAATGATGTCATTAAGGTGGAGGAGAGATTCGCTTATCATCATGTAGAGCCTTCACAGACAGCTGAGATTTTAGGGACTACAGGGGCAGCAGGTGATTTCTTGCACACTATCACCTGGAGGAACACAGGAAATGGTCAAATAACCATTATTGACGGATCTACAAATGTACTAGCGGTAGCCGGCATTGGCACACCAGCTAGTGTTCAGACTGGTACATATATTATTGATGCTGTATGCACAACTGCCTGGAAGATCACCACAGGTTCTGGGTGTGAGGTATTAGCTACAGGCAGATTTACCTAATGGCTGACTTCTTCGTATCCCAATCTGGTGCTGGATCCACAGATGGGTCTAGTCCTGCCAATGCGCAGGCTATTGGCTCTGTCACATGGTCATCTCACCCAGGGAATGATGTCTATTTATTGGGGTTGATAACAACAGGTGTAAATGTCAATGCAGATGCCACTGAGGGTAACGAAATTGTTATCCGTGGTGATGGGGCTACTCCCGGTGTAATTACCGTAACAGGGGCGTATGGGATTTTATTCGCAGGCGATTGGATTATCCTGAAGAACATAACTGTTACAGGTTGCAGCACTTATGGTATTAAGATTGCGTCTGCGGTAGATGTAACAGGTTCGACTATTGATAATTGCGAGATAACAGATAATGTGCAGCGGGGTATATCTTATTTGCAATCCAGTGGCACTGCAAAAACTCTCGATCAATTAACTATTACAGATTCCACGATAACGGGTAGTGGATATGAGGGTATCAGGGTCACGATAGAAGCAGCAGGTGCTGCCTCTGATAAGATTACGAATTTAACTATTACTGGGAATACTATTACTGGTAATGGTGGAACACTTTACGCTGGAATCCGTGTGGGTGATAGCGGTCATGTTTCTGCTATTAACGAAACCCTAGTTATTGACAATAATACGGTATCGAGTAATCGAGGGATTGGTGGGGTTCTCATTATAGGGTTCACCGATACATCGTATGTTAGCAGTTTTTCCGGTAATACATGCAATGGGAACTTAGGGGTTCTCGGTGGGATGAATATTCAGGTATCGGCGTATTTCACAATTGAAAATAACACATGTAACAATAATGAGGCGGATGAAGGCATTGATGGTCATGGTCTACTCATTGATGATGGCTGCGACAATATTATTTGCAGGCATAATTCATGTAGCGGAAATGTTGGCTATAGCGGTGCGGATATAACATCTGGGGCCGGGATAATGGTGTTATCTGTGACAAATGGTGAGATATACGGAAACCTGGGAACAGGAAATCGAATTGGGATGATATTGGGTGGTGCGTCAGCCCATACATCGACTCGCATTTATAATAATACTTTTGTTAATTCGACTCATTATGGATTCATTGCGGGCGATGCGATGGCAGATGATGTAGTTGAGATCAAAAACAACATTTTCACAGGTGATAGTGATGGGTTTTACGTCAATACCGGAACAGATCAGACAGATGAAGATTACAACATCTTCTATGGGTTTGATACTCCGACTACAAACCATACCCTGGGGACTAATACCTTAACTTCAGATCCTCTTTTAGATGCTAACTACAAACCAACTGTTGATTCGCCTGCTTATGAAGCAGGGATATTTGTATCTTCTATTAAGGATTACCAAGGCAGACCATATCATATCCCACCAACTATAGGAGCTTATGAGTTTACTTCTGGATTCCCTGCGCAGCCAAGAACATCAACTAATACTCGTATAGGCAGATTTACATGACCACAAGTTATTTGGATGTAAATGCTGTTGGGGGTGGTGATGGCACAGTGGGGACGCCGTGGAATTCTCTGCCGGATGCTGAGACTAATAAGGCGTCTTGGGATGAACTCAGGATAAAGCGAGGGACAGTAGAGAATCTTGCGGACTATGGCGCTGAGTCTAAGTGCACATTTTATAGTGGGGATTCGGATAAGACAGTAACGACATATTATAATGGTGATGGGTCTGATGATATATCACAGCCAAAACCTGTTTTTGACCATTATCACACATCAGAGGCTGGTGATTGGACAGAGGTAGACCCTACAGATCCGACTAGCCTATCTCCTGGGTCTAATCTATGGATTTTAGATGGTGGAATAGCATCATATAACCCCATACAGGCAGTGTGGTTTGGGGATGACTTTACCCCGGGCCAGTATCAGTTAGAATATTGGACTGTTGTGACTTCTACGCTTACCGATGTGACGACGAATGTCCCTGCTCAAGCTTTTCAGTTTGATTGGTTTCGGGGAACGGCAGAAGACAATAACCGGTTAATCGTGTATTCAGTAGGGAACCCCGTCACTTATTATGGCGCGGTGTACTGGAGTGCAAATACCAAAGATAGAGTTTTTGAAGCTTTCAATTCCGATAACATTGTGATTGAAAACCTGTGTTTCCGTTATACCTCCCTAGGGGTGTTTAATGAAAGTGCAACAGATTCAACTACAGTCACTGGTGCTATTGTACAGGATTGTGCTTTTAATCGTTGTGGTACGGGGATAAGAATTGCCGGGGCGGAGGGAACCTCACGAATTATGGATAATGCGATAATCAGGCGCAATACATTTTCCGACATTTTGCGTGGGGGGATTTGGGTTAGAGGTGAAGTAAGAAACGCTCGTATTTATGGGAATGCCTTTACCTCTAACGGGCTGGCTGTGTCGACTGGGGGAGTATATTTTAGTAAATGTATTCCTGGTACTGGATATTATAATTATGTGTATAACAATACATTTACAGATATGACATATGGACGATTTTACAACGGTGATGGAGGGGGGATAGAGACTGATTCGCAGACCACAAATACACGGATATATGGAAATGCTATTTCTCGATGTTATCAAGCATGGCATGATAACTCGGGCAAGGAAAATTGGTTTTATTCTAATCTGGTAGACGATTGTGGAATGGTTTATTTCGCAACTGATGCAACAAGCCAGGATGGGAATAATGCGCACATTATTAATAATACCTGCACTAATTTAACTGTGGATAGCACTTACAATGATGGCGACCAAACGCCTAAAGCTGCGATCCAGTATTCACCTATGACAATTGCTGGAGGCGAGACAAAGAATAATATTCTTTCAGGCTTATCTGGTAGCGGGATTCGTCGTTTTGACGCGCACAGTATTACTGAAGACAATAATTGCTTCAACGGATTTGCAGTAAATGTGATTGATGAAAATGATAATGCGGAATCTATTGGTAGTAACAGCATATCAACCGATCCTCTTTTAGGCGCGGATAATAAACCACTAGTAGATTCCCCAGTCTACGAAGCTGGCGTTTACACTGACGCGATAAAAGATCGTAACGGTAGACCATATCATATCCCACCAACTATAGGAGCTTATGAGTTTACTTCTGGTTTTCAACCTCAAGATCGTTTACTACGATAATGAAAATCTCTCGTGATAATATTAGTGATACTTCTATTACAGAATATCCTGTAAAAGAACGCCTAATAAAACTAGATATAAGTAAGTACTTACAACTAATAGATATTGAACCTGTCCCGCCACAAATAGCTTTTATAAATGCTATTAATAATCCTGAATATAGATTTATTACTGCAGTATTAAGTAGACGTACAGGTAAAAGTTTTATAGCTAATGTAATCGGTCACTTAATTACTTTAATACCCGGATGTAATATATTAGTTATAGCACCAAACTATGCTCTTTCTAGTATTTCTTGGGATAATCAGAAAAAACTATTAACAGCTTTTGGTGTAGAAGTACAAAAATCAAATGCCAAAGATAAGATAATAGAATTAAAAAATGGGTCAACAATTAGAATGGGCTCTGTAGGACAGGTAGACTCTGTAATCGGACGCAGTTATGATTTAATTATATTTGATGAATGTGCTGTTAATAATGATGGAGCAGATGCATTTAATGTTCAGTTGTGCCCTACATTAGATAAAGTAAATAGTAAAGCTATTTTTATTAGTACACCTCGCGGTAATAATTGGTTTCACGAATTTTATAAACGTGGATTTTCAAATAATTTTCCCACTTGGGCTTCTATACTTAGTACATATCATGATAATCCTAGAACAGATTTACAAGCTATAGAAGATGCAAAAGCATCAATGAGTCGCGCTGAATTCGCACAAGAACATTTATGTGAATTTATAGCATTAGAAGGTCAAATATTTAATCTTAATAAGACTCAAATAGTAGATATAGATATATCTACTTTAGAAGTATTAGATGTAGTAGCTGGATTGGACTTAGGATTTAGAGATCCAACAGCTTTTATTGTTGCTTTAACAGATGGTTATAATTACTATTTAGTTGATGAATATTTAAATAACGAATCTGGTACATCTGAGTACGCTAAGATGATACAAGATAAAATTTCAGAACATAATATTGATTTTATCTATATTGATTCAGCTGCACAACAAACACGCTATGACTTAGCATATGATTATGATATTACTACTATAAATGCTAAGAAATCAGTAAATGATGGTATTGGATATTTATCATCACTGGTAGATCATGATAGAATATTCATCTCTTCTAGTTGTACTAATATAATAGATATGTTTGATAATTATCGATGGGATCCTAGAGAAGGATTACTAGCAGAACGCCCATTACATGATAAGTATTGTCATATTGCAGATGCGGTAAGATATGCTTTATATACTCACTCACATAATTTAGAAACTATAGGCAGCTAGTAGTATGGCTCAGCTTAAATACCCAATTTCAGATAGAGCAACTGACTCGTGGACAACAACTCCTTTATGGAGTGATGTTGATGATCAATCAGATGCGGACTGGATATCCAGTCCTACGTCGGGTAGTAATAATGCCTGTGATCTTAATATTGATGCTTTAGAAGATCCTGAAGCTGACGATATTGTTGTTTATTACCGTGCTCAGCGTGCATCTGGCGGCGCTGCAATCCGTCTTGACGTATACACCGTTGACGATGGGCTTATCCATACAGGAACACAGCAAGGTCCTGGTAGTTCATTTGCTGAGTACACAGAAACACTAACAACTGGTGAACGCCAAAACATAACAGACTGGGACGGTCTGTATGTTCGCATTACGCAAATCGCTAACAATAAAGGTGTATTGGTTTCTGCTGTCTGGGTAACAGCACCTGATGCCCCTACACCTACTCCTTATTCAATAGATGCTACATCTGGAACGTATACTTTAACTGGCAGCACTACTGCCCTTAGCAAAGCTTACTCTTTGGCTAGTGCATCTGGGGTATATACTCTTAGTGGTACTACTGTAGATTTTAATACTGGATATGTATTAGATGCTACATCTGGAACGTATACTCTTAGCGGTACTACTGCCTCTCTTAAAGGTGCTCTTAGTTTAGCTGGTGCTTCTGGAACGTATACACTTAGTGGTACTACTGTTGGATTAGATACTGCTTATACATTAGATGTAGACTCTGGAACGTATACTCTTAGCGGTATCACTGTAGATCTTAATAGTACTTATACATTAGATGTAGACTCTGGAACGTATACTCTTAGCGGTAGTGATGTAGCTCTTAATAGTACTTATACATTAGATATAGACTCTGGAACATATACTCTTAGCGGTAGTGATGTAGCTCTTGAAACCGCTGGTGCTTATTCACTAGCTGGTGCTTCTGGAACATATATACTTACTGGTACTACTGTTGATCTTAATAGTACTTATACATTAGATATAGACTCTGGAACATATATACTTACTGGTACTGATGTAGCTCTTGGAACTGCTGGTACTTATACATTAGATATAGACTCTGGAACATATACACTTAGTGGTACTACTGTTGACCTTAGCGCTGAGCATACATTAGATGTAGACTCTGGAACATATACTCTTAGTGGTAGTACTGTCGACCTTAGCGCTGAGCATACATTAGATGCAGCATCTGGAGCACTTACTCTTAGCGGCAGCACTGTAGAACTAGAAACTACTGGTACTTATTTACTAAATGCAGATACTGGAACGTATACACTTAGCGGTACTACTGTCGACCTTAGCGCTGAGCATACACTAGATGCAGCATCTGGAGCACTTACTCTTAGCGGTATCACTGTAGATCTTAATGGTGCCCTTACATTAGATGTAGATACTGGAGCTTATACACTTACTGGTACTGCTGTAGAATTAGAAACTACTAGTACAGGTACTTATTCATTAGATGTAGACTCTGGAACGTATACACTTAGCGGATTTGCTATAGAATTAGATACTGCCCCTAGAACCTATGCCTTAGATATTAATTCTGGTCGCGGATGGCATTACTGGCTCCGCAAACGTAAAACGGGATAAAACTTAGAATGTCAGCAGGAACATTAAATTTAAATATAGAAAGAGGCAGTATATTTGCCAAAACATTAGTTTGGAAGGATGCAGATAAAAATCCTATAAGCTTAGCAGGAAAAAGTGCACGTATGCAAATACGTCAACGAGTAGATGATATAGCTTATATAGCCGAATTAACTACTGGAAATAGCGGCATAGTTTTAGAAAGTGGTTCAGTTACTGGACAAATACAATTATATATAGGTGCAGTTGAAACAGATACATTTGATACTGATTTTGCTGTTTATGACTTAGAAATATACGAAAACGGAAACGCAAATAATGTTATACGTTTACTTCAGGGACAAGTTATTATTTCTGAAGGTGTAACTAGATAGATTTATTTCGCTTTCGCGAAATTAATTAATAGAGAGAGGAAAAAAGAATGGCAAATGCAAGTAAGTTTAATCAATTTGTAGAAGATTTAGGGCTAGGAGTACATAATTTTAATGCTGATCAATTAAATGTAGCTTTATATCAAGATACAGCATCAATTACTGCAGCAAGTGGACCACTTTTGGGTAATTTAAGTAATGAAGTAACAGGTACAGGTTATACTACTAAAGGAAAAGATATTACAAATACATGGTCAGAAACTACAGGTACAGCAACATGCGGTGCTTCAAGCCCTGCGGCATGGACAGCAGGAGCAAGTGATTGGGATAGTATTCAATATGCAGTAGTATTTAATGAAGATGCAACTGGGCCAGATGAATTAGTAATGTATTGGGATAATGGATCAACAATTGATTTAACAGCAGATGATACGTTTACCTTTACTATTACAACTAGTATATTTACTTTAGCCTAATGCATGATTATCATAAGTTTATTAGAGAGCAAATAAAAAAGAAACCTGAATTCCAACGCGAATGCTGTAGGGATATAAATAACCTACAGTATTCCGTTAAGGATAATAATGTTTATGATAAAGTAGTATTAAGATGCAGACATTGTCATAAACTACACTATCATATGTTAGGAGAAAGCGCCCATATAGGTGCTAGGGTTAGGAGATAACATGTTACATGATTTAATCGAAACCTCGGAACACACAGACACCTTCTTCCACCACGGTACATCTGGTCACTGGAAAGACATTTTATCACCAGACCAAGCTAAGAGAATAGAGTCCGACCACAGGGAAGTGATGGAACAGTATGGCTATTTAGCCAGTAATGTGAGAGAAATTTATGCCTGATTTAAGAGTGTATGGTTCAACTACTGGAGAGATGAATAATTTCTACTTTCCGTTTCTCGATCCTGATTCGTCGACCGGGGATTATCAGACTTCAGACCCGTCACCGTCATCATCTACAGATCTAATTTTATATCTGGATGGTGTGGCGGCAACTGGAGGTGCTGCGGCATCGAATGCCACACTGTCATTTCTGACTGGTGGATATGGGAAACTGGCATTAGTCACTGCTCAGATGCAGGCCGAGATCATTGTGGCGATGATTGTTGATGCTACTGCTACCAAGGAATGGGTCGATACCTCCATCATCATCCACACAGGAGGTCATGCCAGTGCACTACATTCTGGTTAGTCTTTTATGTCTGCCATTTCTGGCTAATGCAGCTCCGACTTATTACTGTGTCTCCAGTAATGGGACTTCAGCTTGGGATGATGGTGGAGACAATTGCATTGGTTCAGTGGGTGACTGTACAGGTCTTACAGGAACGGCTGCCTGTGATTTAGATACAGCGAATGATGAGGCAGTTGTTGAAGATGTAATCTATTTACAAGCCGGAACATACGGTACTGGTGAACAGATACGTCCAGCTAGATCCGGGACTGATAACGATAATCGGATTACATATCAGGCTTATGGTGATGGTCAAGTTACGATGAATTGGACGGGAACAGGTGGTTATACGGATAGGGGTTCAATTGCACTAGGAGAGCGTGATTATATTACAGTAAATGGTGCAGGGCCTAGTGATGAGGATGGCACTAGAAGAATCGTGCACATACCTACAGGTTTTGTTTCTACTTACGGGAATGCGTGTGGATCTGAAGGGACGATAGTTAAAAATGTTGTTTTAGGTTATCGCAATGGAGGGGATGGAAGCATAACGGCAAGTCGCGGATGGTCTGCCTGTGCCAGCACTTGGGAAGGATCTTTTACGACTATATATAATGTATTTGAGAATAATGAAATATACGGTGAGCATGACGCACAAAATGATAGTACTGAGGAAACACAAGATTTAATTCAAGTAGCAAAAGACTCAGATTATAACTTGTATCAAGATAATATAATAGATAGTGCATCACATGACGCATTGTATATTTCTAGTACACTAGCTACAAATAATGTAGTCCGAAATAATGTTATTAGCAACGATTATCATACCGCCTGCGCTCTTTGGCACGCTGGAGGAAATAATTTATGGGAAGGGAATGAATGTAGATCGTCTTTTGATTATGATCAATGGCCCGGAGCAACACCGGGGAATGCCCTTCAGTTATCAGCCCCTGATAACATAATTCGATACAATATAATACACAAAGGGGGAGCAGCAGACTATACGAGTTCGGCGCTTGGAGGGTTGAAAACAACATCGGGTACTAGTGGGGGTGATTCAGACGCGACTGATAATCACATTTACAATAATACGATGGTAAAAAATCGTAACCATTCGTATGGGCTACAGTATGTTGGGACGAATTTTCTAGATTTAGGAAATAATCGGATGGTTAACAATCTACTGTATGGAAACCCATATTCTGGCGTCTTAGTTCAATATGCTGGTGGATCACAAAATTTACCAGACGGAATCCGAGACAAGTGGTTTACTAATATGATCGGGACTAGCAGTGGAACTGATTATATTAATGCTGCGGATTTAGGTGGTAGAAATGCTTCAGAAGCAGAGTCTCTGTCTGGTCCTACGTATCCAGAATTTACAGACATCATAACAGTTGATCCATTATTCACTAATTATAATAATAGTGATTACACGTTAACAGAGTCTAGTACGTTAATAGATCGGGGGACAAATCTAACCATCATCACAGGATCAGATTCTGGGAGTGGAACATCACTATACGTAGCGGATTCAAAGTATTTTTATGATGTGTCAGGGTTTCCGACATGGATGGGTATGCAAGGGGACTGGATAGCAGTAGGGTCGAATTTATCTGGTAGTGCAAAGGTCCAGATAGCATCAGTTGATTATGTAAACAATATAATTACTTTAGAAAATAGCATCAGTCGTAATGTAGATGATTTGGTTTGGCTGTGGAAGGACAGTCGCGGGAATTTAGTTATTTCGGGTGATGCGCCGGATATTGGTGCGTTGGAATATAAAGCAGAAGATGGTGGCGTTATCACCAGTCCAGGCGTGCGTCCAGGCGTGCGTCCAGGTGTCAGGCCAGGCGTAAGATAAAGGGATAGACTAATGGCTGCTCCAGTAATTGAAATCGGTGATCTAACAAATAGTTCCAATAATTCAGTCGACACAACTCCAGATGTTAGTTATCCAGCCTATGCGGATGGTGATTTACTTATCACCGTTCTTGCAATGGATGACGATACAGTTAATTTCCCTATTACCCCGCCGTCAACTGGCCCTTTCAGTGAGACTCTAGAATTTACAGCAGTTGCTGGCGATACCGGGTCTCAGGCTGGTCCTGGTATAGGACTTATCGCATGGGTAGGAACAGATAGTAGAAGCAGTGGGGCACACGCTTGGGCTATTGGTAGCACGGGGCAACGTTGGAATGCGTATACAATTCTCGTTCCAGCGGGCGAGTTTGATGCAGGCACTCCTATAGATTCGGTTTCTGATATAGGCGGCAATGCTACCTCAAGTAATAATGTTACGACCCCTTCGTGGGATACTGACACGGCGGGTGGACGTGTTCTTGTAGGCTGTGCGGTCGATACTAGGGCCTGGGGCGCAGCAGCTTCTGGATGGACAACAGTTGATTCTGATGAAGCTACAACAGTCACCATTGCAATAACAACAAGAAATGCTGAAACAACGTCTACTGAGACAATATCTAGCGTTACTCATACGATTGACGGATCAGATATTGATACTAGTTCTACAGTTGGATTGGTTATTAATGGGCCTGTTGCTGGTGAAGCTTATTCAATAGATGCAGCTTCTGGAACGTATACACTTACTGGTACTGCTGTAGATCTTAGTGGCACTCTTTTATTAGATGCAGCTTCTGGAACGTATACACTTACTGGTACTGCTGTAACTCTAGATC